TAGGATTAATGTTGATAGTTTCATTAGTTATTAATATTGCCTCTTCCACCTTTGTTATTACTTCTGCTTGAACTACTTCTAGGTGAATTAGATGTTGATGTGTTACTTCTTATAGGACTATTGCTTCTAATAACAGGTCTAGGATTACTATTAGATCTCCATGAACCTCTATTTGGTATAACTGGTTTACTTATATTGTTGTTATTTCTATTCCCTCTAATAATTACATTAGGTATATTATTAGGGTTTGTATATACTCTAATTTGTCTTCTTTTATTTTCTTTTCTTATAATTTCTACTGCATTATCAATATTTAATGTATTCCCAGCAGTACTAGTTCTAGGATTTCTAGGAACATTAGTTCTAATAGTAATTCCATTATTTTTAGTTGTATTACTTTTAATTGGATTTCTATTAATAGTATTAGAGCCTCTCCTACCTGCGCTATAAGACACCCTTCTATTATCTCTATTTCTATTTTGCCAGTGAAAATTATTTACTCCAGTGTTGTATCCCCACATATTATAACCATAGTAGTTATTATTCCAATTATTAAAGCCCCAGTTACTCCAGCCGAAATTATTCCAACTATTATTAAAAGGAAATCCAAATGCCCAATCCATCCAAAAATTACCTCTATTGAAGTACATATCATAGGTGGAGTAAGGATTAATTCTATTCCACCTGAAGTTATTAAATGTTCTGTGCTGAAAGTACCATCCGTAGGGTTGATTCATTGCATATTGGGCAAAATCGTACCTAAACTGAAAATCATTTTGTAACTTGCTGTTTAAATCCCACTGTGTGCTAATTATATCTACTTCAATTTTATTTCCTGATGGTCCGTATATAGGATCATAATTATGAGTTGAGAGTTTAAAAGTAGAACAGCCTATTAAGATAAGCACTGTTAAGGTTAGTAATAATTTCTTCATACTCTATAGTTTTATTGTAGTAGGGTAGCTATTATAAATAGGTTCTGTATTAGGGTTCTCAAGAGAATACAATTTGTATATCATCTTAAATAATTCAAAATTCTCTTCTATATCATCTATCTGTAATACTTTCCATCCTTTACCTTGTATTACATTCTTCTGTTTTGAAGGACCTCTTGATTGTGCTTTCAACCAAATTATACCTGTACGTTGTATTTTAATACCTTTAGACTCTTCTAAGGCTTTAGCATATGAAGCTAATTGAAGATCAAATGATTTATGTACACTGTTTGATGTTTTAATATCTAATAGCCAAACTTCATCATTCATTTTAACTACTAAATCAGCTGTTCCTGCATACTTATGTTCGTCCGACCAAACAAAGTCTTCAGCATATATAAGTTCTGGTTTATGAGTTTTCCAAAAGTCAGCAAACTTTAAAATCATCTCCCATACTATTTGAGAGTACTTTGCATTGCCGTAATTATCCATCCAGGAGACTTCTTCACCTAAGACCAACTTCTCAGCTGCTTCATGCACCTGTGTACCTTGCTTACCTGCTCTGCGCATAATAAGATCAGCGTTATGCCCAACGTCCTTCATCCATGATTCGAAGAACTTATTCTTGGGCATATATTGGAGTATTGTAGTTACGGACGGGTAAAATACTCCTTCGCCTCTCTTGTATACTCTTCGGTCCAGAAAATTTATTTGCTTTAAGTCTGGGTTGAAGTCTAATCTTTTTTTCTCGTTTTGTTCGAGAATGTTCATACCTTGTTTAATCATAGGTTGAGTTTGTGCATCATTATCCCTGGTAGGTCTAACTCTTCTGCTGTTTGAATATGTTCGGTAAAAGCCCTAAATCCCATTTCAGATGGATCTTTGTCTGGTAAGTCTACTAGAAAGACTCTTTTACCTTGGTTTAAAAATTTTTCTCCTATTTCGAGTGCTCTATCACGTGCATCAGTATCCAATGCTACGTATATATCTTTTACTTTGCTAGTAATTATTTTCTTATAAAGTGAGGTTGAAATACTTTTTCCAAGTATAGGAACTGCATTTCTCCTAATAGACATAGCATCAAACACACCCTCACATAATATAATAGGTTGGTTCCAGTTAATTAAATTTTCAAAAAATATTATGTCTTTGGAAGTTTCGGGGTTTTTGTACTTAAAATAATTTCCATCATATGTTCTTGCAACAAAAAAGTTGAGTTGATTGGATTCAGAATAACTTGGGATAATAACTCGTCCTCCATATGCACCAGTTGTTGCGTATCCAACGCCATATTTAATAAAATCATTATCGTTAAGTCCTCGTTCATATAGGTATTTTTTAACCATATTAGCTACATAAGATTCTGATGATGCTAAATATAGAGGTTGAAATTCTTTGGGTATCTCTACTATAGATAGTCCAGTGTACTCTTTATAAGAACCTTTCGGTAAGTACTTAAGTATTTCGGATGCTTTATCTTTTGGAGTATTTAATTGCTTGAGTAGGGACCTTATAGACTGTCCTCTAGTTTGACATACCCAACATTCCCAGAAGTTTTTACCTTCTTCGGTTGTGTGCATATTGATCTCTAGTTTAGGTTTGCGATGATTGCAAAATGGGCAATGAAAAGCATAGTTATCTCTTGCTCTCTTATTACTCTTACCTAAAATATTCTCAATGGATCCTAAAAGGAAAGTATAATCCATAAAACCAGTCCGTTTCTTAATTAATAAGATAAGAACTTTTTACTTAATAACCAACTTAGTCTTTAGAAACTATTTCGTTAATAGCAGAAGCAACTGATTTTCTTATCAGTTCTTGATTACCTGTGTCTAAATATTCTTCTAGTTTAGAAGTAATTGCTTCAGTTAACTTATCGATGTCTGAAGAAGTAAATTCTAATTGAGTTTTTTCTATTACCTCTTTATTTTCTAATATGATTTTAGATAGTTTCATATTTCAAATTCAAATTTAATGTCAGGGTACACTCGACGATCATCGTCAGTTTCCGCAAAATTCATACCGCCAGTAACCTCGTAGTCTTTAGCCTCTAGGTAATTTCTCATATTTTGATACTCTGATGGTAGTAATTGGTCTGGGGTTACAATAGTAACTTTTCCCATAGCTTTATCACCATTAGAGTGTTGTATAATTGAAACTCGAATATCATCACGGTTGTATACGTCTTTCATCTCATTTTCAATTTCTTGAGATTTAGCTGTAAACTTACTCCAGTGATCGTCTTCTAATATAATTTGACTTAATTTCATTTTCCTTGTCCTCTATAAGCTTTCTGATAGTGTTTACTATTTTTCAGCTTTGATGTTTTAGACTTAGCATGTATGCCTGGTCTCTTTTTTTTAGTGCCACCTGCGTAGCTACCTAAAGTTAATCCTTGTGCCATATTTTAATAACTAAATCACCAGTTCCTTTTATTAAACGGTGATATGTCTCTTTGGGTATAAATAGTTTGTTTTCTGATAATCCTTGTGGTAACTCATTATCTAATTGAAATAACCAATCTGTATCATGTGTAGCTTGAACTATTCGATCTTCTCTATCTCTATGCCATACAAATTCAAATGTAGGAGTATCTTGAGAGAACTCTCTTAAGGTATAGTCGTCTACTATATGTTCGTTATATGGTAACATTGCTGCAATTTGGGCATTTGTAATAAAGTCCGTTCTGATTAGAAGATACGAAAATTAATGCAATACCACAAGCTCTACATAAGGTCATTTTTACCAGTAGCCTGAAAAGTTAGCTGAGCCTCCTAAAGATTTCCAGTAGCGGCCAATATTACAGGACCAGTACCCTGCTTTAGTTTTGTCTTTCTTAGTAGCACATTTATGGCGTGCTGCAAATGATGCTCTTGCACCTTTCTGTTTAAACTTGACTGAAAGACCAGTATCTCCAAAAGATACTTTTTTTACATTTCCTTTCTTTGACTTAACGTAGACGTAGAATTTTTTACTTCCACCTCTTTTAGGTTTATTAAGAGCAACCTTTTTTCCTTGGTACTCTAATTCATTCATATAGTCCACAGAAGCTTTTAACATTTCAAATCCATTATAGTCAAATGATTCGTTTTGTATTGTTACAGCTTTTCTAAAGTTTTCCATATTGATAGTGCCACCAATTGATTCAACTAGCTCTTTAATTAGATCGTAGTCAATCATTTCATCTATAGAAGCTGCTTCATCAATAGTATCTTCATTTTCAATCATATTATCGATCATACACCCTATTTCAAAAAGAGGATTGGCTTTTCCAGAAGACATCATGGGTAGATCTAAAGGAACTTTCATTCCATTATAATCTCCATATTCCCCTATATCTGTTGTTTCTAAGAGTTTTTCATCTTCCTCGTTTAACGTAATGTAACCGTCTCTCCAAGCGTCTCTTGCTTCAGCAAATAATTGTATAAAGGCATCAGAGTTATAACGGTAGACATTCTCATGTAAAGAGAGATCATTGTCTACGTGGTACTGTAGTGATGGGTATCCGATAAGTTCTTTTATTCTAATCATTGTTAAAGTCTTTTCTATAAAATTTACCTAGTATGTTATCGTTGATGTATTGATGACTATAAGTCTCAAGGACGTCATTAATAAATAGGTGTTTGCACTCATAATATGTTAGAAGCTTCTTATTTGGAACTAAATCTAATATTTTTTTTTCAAAATCGGCTCTTAAGTCGTTTGAATCTTTTACTAGCTGCTTGATCTTTGGATGGGAACCGTAGTACTCCTTCCAATCAGATTCAGTTACTACTTTCTGCTTAAGTGGGGTACGTCCTCCGATACCTTTTGCTTTTCTTTCTTCTTTAAGAGCTTCTAATGCTCTTTTTCCTAACCTCTTATTTCTTTCGAATCGCAATACTTTCTTTCCAAGGTACTTAAGACCTGAGGGTTTATGAAAAACCTCATATATAAATCCGTAAGTGCCTTCTGGGAAGTCTGATATATCGTTGAAGTATCTACCTTGGTATGTCCAGGTAGGGTTCGTCATTTCCATATATATTAGTTTCTGTCGCTAGAGCTTTAATTTGAGCTCATCTATTTGTAACTGCTGCTCTTTAATAGCACTTATTAATAACGCGACGATTTTATCATAACGTACTGCCTTGTAACCATTATCTCTTTTAGTTACTACCTCTGGCAGCACTTTTTCGATTTCTTGAGCGATAACACCAATATCATGGCCGTTATGGCTAGAATGACTATTCCAATCAAATTCATATCCTCCTATTTGATTTATTTTATCTATTGCATTACTTAAAGGAGTAATGTTGTCCTTCAGTCTTTCGTCAGAAGAATAGTATGCTGTGATATCTCCAGTTGCTACTATGTCTCCTGTTGTACCTGTTGCTGCTGCTCCTACTCCTAAACTATCAAACTGTACATCTGAGGTTGTTGTTAATCCTCCATTGAAGTTAACCGTTGAAGCTGTTGTAGCAAAGGATGCTGTAGTTGCTTGGTCAATACTACCGGACACAGTTGCATTAATAGTTGTTGCATTAATTACACCAGCTTGTAGATTCTGTACCGTAGTACTTCCTGATATATTAACCGACCCAGTAAATGTATGTGTATCATCAGATGAGTTACCAAATGCTGTTGAACCAGATTCAAATATTACTGATGATGTTATATATTCTGTGTTAAATTCTTGTGCCACTACAGTACCGGTAACAGTTAAATTACCCGTCAGTGTATCAGTAGTGTTTGATAAATATGATGAAGTTTGTGCAGTTAGTGATGTAATATTACTAACATTAGTAGATATAGAAGATTCGTTCGTAGTTGTTCTGGATGCTAAAGATGAAGATGTAGCTGTGTCAGTTGCTGTATTAGTTGCAATATCAGCGGCAATGGACGAGCTTAAAGATGTTGATGATCCTGATATATCTGTTGCAATTTGTGCAGAACTAGATAAAACTCCATTGGTAGAGAGAAGGGACCCTGTTATACCATTTGAAACCCTAACACTACCTGTAAAGGTATGTGTATCGTCAGGTGTGTTTCCGAATAGAGATGATCCAGAATCAAATAGAATAGAAGAACTTACTAATTCTGATTTAAATTCCTGTGCTGTTACTGTTCCTAGTATTACTAGATCTCCTGATAATTGTCCTGATCCTGAAATTGATAAGTGGTTGCTATTGTAATCAAATTGAAAATTACTAGACCCGGTTAAGAACGAGGAGGATACATTACTAGAGCCAGATTTTATTTGTATCTGATAGTTATTTCCGATTGCTTGTGGAAAGTATATATCTGTACCGCTATTTAGAGATTTACTTTGAAATAAAGTTACTCCATATGGTCTTGCTGGTTCACCAATATAGGATGAGCTAAAAAAGAATTCTTTAAAATTCTGATCTAATTCTATGTGTGTAAGCGGACTTCCTTTTGTCTCTCTAAACGTTATAGCCATTTTACTTATCTTCTAATTGAGAAATTCTTTTCTCTAAATCGTTTATTATACTCTTATGTTCCTTTATGGTTTCAATTAATAATGGAACCAGACCACCGTAGTCTACATTAAGATAGCCTTTATTATCTTCTGAGACAACTTCTGGAAGGACTTTCTGTACTTGTTGTGCAATTACTCCTATTCTTCTTTCTTCTTTTTCCTTCCAATTGAAGTAGACTCCATCAATAGCATCCAGTCTATCGGAGGCGTTATCTATAGTATAAATATTTTCTTTTAATCTTTCATCAGAAGCTTGTAGAACAGTTCCTGATGCTCTTATACTCCCTGAAACATCTAATGCGTAAGAGAGTGGTAGAGAGGACCCAGATTCATTTACCTTTATTCCCACACTTCCACTTTCATCTACAACTAATCCAGCTGCTGTTATAATTGTAGAAGATCCAGAAAAAGCTGCGATACGTCTATTTTGACCTGCATCCTGTAAACCTTTTATTAGTGAGTAAGACACAGAACCTGAATTTATAGGTACGTTCTGACTACTAGAATAATGAAGTTGTAAATTTTGTCCGTTTCCAGACAGAGAACTTGAATAGAAAAAAGAACCAAAATTCTTATCCATTTCTGAATAAGTTAATGCTTCATTTTTATTTGCTCTAAACGTTATTGTTGACATTATATATCTATTTTAATTGCGAATGTCATATCAACATTCTCTGATTTTGGTATTGGCCTGTTTAACTTTCCTACTGCAATTAATTCATTGCTTTCATTATATAGCCCAACAGCGGATATATACGGTCTGAATGTGCTACCTGAGATATTATCTCTAACGGTATTATCAGAACCGGTTAATGCTGATGGGTTAAAGGTGTGGTTTAGCTCAGTCTCTTTTACCGTACAGTGTATGTTATATGTATAAATAGGTTGTTTTGATTTCCAGGTAACTTTATGTCTTGAATAGGTAGAATAATACCTAGCTAATACTTCGTCATTGAAAATCATTAAGCCCTGGTTATATATCACATCTCCTACATATCTAGCAGGGAGTGTAAATATACTATCGGAACCTGATATTAATAATCTTCCTTCACCGTCGTCAATTATAGGAATATGTTGCATAGATCCTGTAGTAACATCCGTATATTCAACCGTTGATTCATCAATATAGTTACTTTCGCTAACTAGGTAATCTCCGGTATCAACCGGTTTAGAGTTATACCAGTATTTTATATCTTCAAAAAAAAGATTTGCACCGGTATTTTCATCACTAACGTATGCGTCAGTACAGTACTTATCTACTGATTCAGTAAAATGCTCTATGTGCACTGTACCTGGTTCTATCCCTGTTCCCATAACATCTCTAGGTATCGATATAATACCAACTTCATTTGTTTCGTATCTAGATCTCGATAAACTTAAAGTAGTAGTAGGTGATATATTAAAAGAGCCTGAATAGGTTGTATACCCGTCAACAGAACCAGATGTATTGCTATAGAAGTTTTGGTGAGTACTATTATATACTAATTTTTCATAACGGTTATTTCTATAGTCAGATGGGTAGGGGTACCCCGGGGTTGAGCCAGAGAAGCCTCTTAAGGTTTCTATACCATAGTCTGAAATGTAGCTTCCTGTTGCATACCAGTGTTTCTTAGCTACATAGTCAGTTACGTATACATCCTGGCGATTTAATTTTTTGTATGCACCCATTCATTAGTAATCTAACTTGATTCGTACTAGAGATTCTTTTGAAAAATCTTTTAGTAGTGGTCTAGATAATTTTGCTACTGCTAGTAAATCATTATTATCATTATAAAGACCAACAGCTGTAATATATGATTGAGGTGTGTCAATCATTACGTTATGTCTAATCTCCCCAGATCCTGTAATTAGTGATGGATTGGTAGAGTAATTAAATTCAGCATTACGCGCTCTTACAAAAACAAAATTTGATGTAATAGTTTCTTCAGATTGAACTCTAAAGCTTCCGCTCAGTGTTAGTAGGTTATAAAAAGTACTCATATTACCTCCGGCAGTATTTGCACTTCTATTTGTATTAAGTGCAAGACCTCCTTGTGCGGTATTACCATCTAGTGCTTTTGCATTAATTAATATTACTCCAATATCTGGAAGTAATTTTCCGTAGGACCCAGATCCATTTGTATACCCGTTTGTTTGCAATCCAGTATAGACACTTCCTAGTGACCCGGATACTAATTCGTATACTCTTCCTGCATCAGAAAACGTAGTAGTACTAACAACTTGACTGTCGTCAGTCAAAGTTATCTCTGCTCCGCTTGAAGATACGTGAAGTTTAAATTCTAATGTTCCAGGTAAAAGTTTTTCTTTATACCTAGCTCTATCAATTGTTATAGCATAGAAGTGTTCAGATGTAATGCTACCAAAAGTAAATTCTTCTTCTTCAGTCCCTAGAACAAGGTTTCTATATTGTCCATATACTGTAGATGAAGGTGACTTACCTGCTACGTTTGCATTGTAGTAGAGAGATCCGCTTCCTTGTTTATCTGCATATGCTACACTAAACTGGACTCTAGAGGTACTAAGGGTAGACCCTGTCTGGTAAATATCGTAATAGTAGTCAGCAGAGGTTCCACCTATCTGTGTTGATGAAGTAAAAAACGTGTTAAGAGTAGTTACGTCTCCTGTCCATACCGGGGATGTTACTGACTCAGCACTAACTACTACATCTTCTGTATCAAATCTTTTGTATGACATAATTATGTAGTTTTAGTTATTGTTATTGGAATTGTTAATCTTGCTCCGGATCCTCTTCCTATCACGGTTAGTGTTGTCTGTAAAGTTGTTCTACTCCCGAATAGAGTGTTTACTGATGTCGCTGTAAGGTTGATTGTAGTCCCTATTACTGTTTTAGATACATTTGTACCTACAGTAGTAGAGGTGTTTAACCTTTCTGCATCCTCTGTATTAATTCCTACTCCAGAAAAAGAGTTAAGAGTTCTTACATCCGCAAGTGTTGCAGTATAGCCATCTGTTTCGAATATAGAAGTTGCTCCTAAGTAGTTTAATGTCTGAGGGGTAACAGCTACTGAGGCTCCTTGTTTAAGTACGATAGAGGAATATCCTATATCAAGTACTGGTAGTTTAGAGGTTCCTCTAGGTAGAGTTGTAAGCTTATACTTCATTATTTGAGTCTCATCAGGGAAAGCTTCCAAGAGTGGCATGTTTTCTATTGCTTCTCCGTATAGAGCAGAACCTGAGGGATGTTGTGGATTGTATAAGGTGTAGTCAATCTCATCATCGCCTAGGGCAAATTGAGTGATTTTAAAAGAGCCATCCCCTCGAGCTAATAGCTCTCTTCCTTTTTTTGTTAGGATCGCATCCACAGTCACGATCGAATTGTCTAAATATCCCATTTTCTAAATGTGTTTTATATAAATATATGTTAATTAACTATTTTATTCAACTAAAGTTACTTCGCCTAGTTGATTTGTTGTAAAAACTTGTCCTTTATCAATCGAGTAAACTTTTGATTTTACTAAACTAATCAGTGAGTTTCCTTCTTCTGTAAAAACTAAGGTAGTTAAGCTAGGGAAGTTAGGAAATGATTTAGTAGGATGGCTACCAGATATTTCAGATTGAAAAAACACTTTAGTAATTTTTCTATCAGATTGATTTATCTGTTTTATTGTTGAAGTATCTGCGTCATCACTGTGTGTACTACCTTCAAATACTTTATATGCTTGTGCAGGATTATTACCGGCAATGGCATTTGATGTTACGTAGCTGGTAAGCAGTGCTTTATTAGCTAGATGTGTTGATCCTGCTGCAGTATTCTTGGAGCCATTGTATCTACCGCTAATTAAACCAGTCTTAGAATACGCACAGTTCTGTAGTTCAGCAGATTCTGCTGATTGAGATAAGATGGCTACCAAATTTGTAGGGTTAACTGCATCAGCAAACCTATCTACTTTCTGAACTGTTGAGTTTCTTTTACTACCTTCGCTATTATTAATAAGAGGATTGTAGTCATTATTATTAAAATCTAAAGTAACATAGGGTGTAAATACAAACTCACTATCACCGTGGATTGGATTTCCTCCTATTTCTGTTGGGAGCTGGTTTACTATTACTTCTTCAAAAGTGAAATAGAAATATTGGTTTCTCTTTTGCCTTCCGGTAATTTTTGCTTCAACTGTACCTGTAGTATAATCAAAATTTATGTTAGTAAGCTCTTTAAATGCTGCTGCGACATTAGTCCCTTCTTGGCTTGTGAAGGGGATTGTTAACCCCTGTAGGTGAAATGGAGGTACTGGTGTGTTTCCAGAACCGGATACACTACTACTGTAGAGTAGGTTTGCGTTACCTGATCCGTAAGATTGTGGTCTCTGTGCTATGAATTCTTGTAGTGTCATCTTTAATTAAAAATAGCGTAATATTTATTTCCTCTTGTTTGTTCGTCTTCATAATATATAGATACGGTAGAAGAAGTAGAGAATAGAGTACTTCCTGTATTAGGTCCGCTATACCATCCGTTAAACTCACCGCCGTAGTAACTAGTCTCTGCTTGAACTGTGAAGAACTCGTAAGTATCAAAATCGTGAGAAAAGTTCAGGTTAGTTACAGAGGGGCCTCTACTTATAGGGTAGGTCATTTCTACAGAGCCGCTAATTGCATCACCTTCACTCCCTGTAGCATAAAATTCAAAATACTCTCCTACGTATGATGCTGATAATGCTACTATACATGCTGGGGGTATTGGTAGGGAGAGGTTAAATAAGGTTAAGTCGAAGGTGAGTATAGGTTGAGCTGATCCTACAAATGGATTGTTTTTACCTACTTCTCCGTCAGTTGATATCATTAAAGACCCGCTAAATTCTCCTGTAAATTGTGGTGCTTCATCTGTGACATTCCTTGGAGCTCTACCTCTAGGTGTCATTATAGATTGACTATAATTAGTAGTGTAGTTAAAGCTTTGAGAACTTTCATAAGAACCTCCTGATGTACCTGTTAGTTCACCAATTGTTAATGACCCTGATATAGTTTCATTACTTAGTACTCCTGATACTTGCTGTGCTTTACTTCTAGCAAGTTTATGAGATTCGATTATGATACCTGTATCTACTTTAGTTCTTGCAGGGACAAAATCTTTGATCATTCTAAAGAGAGAACTGTCGAAGAAGTTTAATAGCCTAATAAAAGACCTAGGGCTCCTAGCGTACTGTAAGGCATCATCCCAATCCCAATCTGCTTCATTCCACTTTGTAAAAATATCGTCCCATGTATAGGACATATCTGTAATATTTCTACCTAGTAAGTTTAAACTTTCGTACTTTTTAGAAGAACCTTCTCTTGGATCACCTATATAGTTATCTATATCAAAGCTTCCAGATACCTTTGAATCTATAAATTCATTAGTTCCTCTTGCAATATTAAACCCTACCTGAACTTGGTGGCTATCGTCAGAATACCTTTTCTTATTTTTTACAGTCGAAACATACCTAGATAGTGTACTACCTGATATAATACTTCCTGTATTATTAAGCCTTACTTTACCTGCTGGAGAAATGTGATACCTTGTAGATCCGCTAGGTTCGGCGCTGGTGGTAACTGATGTATCGATTGATTGAGATACACTAGAGGAGGTAAAGTATTCTGGTCCAAAGTACCTGTCTGAGTCTACTTCTGCTCCTCCGTATTGTTTAATAGAGAGCATGTTTGCAGGTATACCGAAACAGTTTATAAGTGCTCTTAAACCTCTCTCTGTACCTTTTGTTTGGGTAAGGTAAGGTAGGTTATGGTATATTCTCTTATGTACCTCTCTTTCGTAGTCTAGCTTTGCAACTGGTTGTAAATATTCTAGTCCTGTAGATCCACTATTAAAAGAGGTAGATGTAGCTACTGACATTGATAGAATATTCAACTCACTTCCGGTAGATGGAGTCTCTCCAACTAGCATAGAAAATAAGTTACCTGTATTGTGATTACTGTTATATAATTTAATACCGTAAGATTCTATAGCACTCCTTACAATGTCTTTAGCAATTCCGTAGTCTAGTCTGTTGTCATTATCATACCTGTCTGACATTGCTTTCATATATATCCATATGTTGTCAAAGTGTTGAGCAATCATATGAACAAACATTAAGTAGTTCTCGTTATTACTATCTTCTCTTAGAAATGTAGGAATAGTATTAATAAGTATATCATAATTAGTATTATCGTATACTGAGGCTGAGGCAATATTGTCGATGAACCAGTCTGATCCTGTAGGGGATGTCGTAGTGTAGAGACTACTAGAGTTTAATTTAGGCCAAGAGTTGGATCCGCTTCCATAATAAAGAAATCTATCATAATGGTCAAAGTTATTTACAACTCCTTTTATAAGGTTATTATAGTATACTACACTTCCAGATGAATCGTTTACGTCTATCGAGTTACTTGTGAAAGTGTTTATATTAGTCTCGTATGATTCAAGAAGAGCTAGCTTATAGTGAAAGTTTCTTATTCTTTCTTCTGCTGATGAAAAGTGAATAAAGTTTTTATAGTCGTTGTACTGTACGGTAATACTGGCTCCTTTTTCACCTAACAGAGAGTGTAGTTTAAAATTAGAGCTACTAATAGGGTAGCTAAAAAGTTCATTATAGTTAAGGAACTCTGTAGATGTGCTAGAGTCTTCAGCTAGATCTATTTGAAAATTAGGACCTTTTAATTTTTTTACAGAAATTACATCTTCAATATAAGAAGACTCAATTTCAAAAGCTACATTATTGGATATTACCTCTTCAACTGTGAACTCTGAGTTAATATTAATATCTGTAGGGAGTGGTTCGTAGAGTTTAAATACTGCGGCAATACCTTTTTCTGTTTTCTCTACATCTATATTTAACCCTACTGTGTTTATATCGTTGCCGAAGTTTATTTTAAATTCTGAAAAATGAGTAGGGTCATTTAACTTAGATTTTATATCTTCAATATACTTTAATAGTTCACTATCTTTTAAGTTAGTGGATAAAGCTCTTATTTCTGTTCCATCTGGAGATATTTTTTCTATGAATAAGTCCCCACCGAAAATACCGTCCGTAAATAGGTTATTAGTAAAGGTATATAGTAACCTAACATCACCGCTCTCATACCCTAAAGATAACATATCCTCTTTAGGATTTATAGTTATATTAGAAGCTCCGCTTTTACCGGCTCCTGCTGCGTTGAGAAGTTGACTATATCTCTGATATCCTATATTTTGTTCTTGTAGTACGTTATCAAGTGAATATACTAATAAGTCAATTCTATGCTTTGATTGATTAAATTGAGTATTAATTTCAAAAGACTCTATTAAATTAGAATCACTTTGATTAATAGACACCTCCTTGTTAATAAAGTCTGCGGGTATTTCCGATATGTTATATGTGTACGTAGCCACTAATCTTCAGGTGTGTTTGCAGCAATTAGCTGCTGTTGATACTCTAAAATTTGTTCTCTTAATATCGATATTTCATCTAATAAAGGCTGTATATCTTCTGTATTTTTTTCAAACTCTACTAACTCAGAACTTCTTTCTACTAAAACTCTATGTGAGTTTAATTCCCCTTCTACAGGGATTTCAAAGTAGAACTGTTCATATAGGCTAAAAAATTCTTCAATAGAAGTTTGCTCTTCAACCGGTTCAGGTTGAGCAAATGTTTTAAAAGATCTATCAACTACTTTGTCAAATTGATCTTTATTATAAACAGTCTTTTGTATTTTTATTTCATTAACCATGTCTAACTACCTTGAAAACATTATTACCATCTAATACAATAGTGCTATCGTTTAAAGTAGTTTTAACTAACAGCCTATAAAATCTTTCTGGTTGGAGAGAGTCCATATAGACATCAAAATAACTACTTGTGTTATCTGCACTTACTTTTGTAAAAGTTGTATCGAAATCTACTATCATTTCTCCACTATATTCATCTTTAATCCCCCAGTATGAGGCAGATGGTAGTTTATACTCAGTTAAATATATAGATGATGTAGTAAAACTTCTTATTGGATATTTAGGTCTTGCTGATAATCTAAATCTTGCGGAGTCAGAATCAGTATACTTTTCCTTATGGTTCTTTATACCCACTGTTGCTATATCAGTAGATAACTCGGAAAGAGAAGAGCTATATATGCTGTCGTCCCATTTAAATTCTAAGTATGGGGGAAATATTGTATGGGTATTGCTGCCGAAGTATTTAAGGTTAATACTGGCAGTAGTATAGTTTTCGTAGGTATCTTCTAGTTTAAGTACCATTCCGTAGTTTGGTATACTACTACTGTAATGTGAGTTAACTATGGATGTAACATTTATATCTACATCATAATCTGAGTCGAGATTGAATGTCTGACTTCCGGATACACTTGAGGTTATAAAGTCTCCTCCTAGGGCATTCCAGGCATTTTCTTGTGCTCCTCTATGTTGCCAGGATACGCCTGTCTTGTTTAGCGGACTATCGTCTCTTTTTCCGGTACCATTAGTCCAAGATTGACTTACAGGGTATGCAAATAAAGTGTAGGATGTAGGTATTTCAGAAGCACTTGCTAGGGATAAGTGTATGCTTGATGACCAGTTTCCGGTAACTTTAGTGTTTAGGGTAGACGTAATGTCTGTGCTTTTGAACTGTATTAATGATCTCTGAGTTCTTCCTGTAAGATTAGAGTCGGGGTATCCTCCTATTTCTATTACAGAGTCTAGACCAGCATTGCCGTAAATACCTAGAGTGTTAGGTTCAGACCATATTGTGGTATCTTTTTCGGGAAATATTCTATATACTGCCATCTTAAATATTTGTTACTCTACCTTGAATATCAACATTTGGATATTTAACTTCAAAGATACTTGGATCATATGAAGGGTAGACTATGTTGTCTTTAGTTGCTCCGGCTACATCGTACCCATATTCCGAGTAGTTTCCGCCTTGTTTATTTTCGACTAATACTTTTTTAACTGTTTGTACTCCTTTTACCCTATCTAGTAAAGTAAATATAGATGATAGATTAATAGGTTGATTTATGCTCCACTTCTTTATTTTAAAGTAGTCTTTTAAAGCTGTGGTGCAGCTTAGAAGTACATCTCTAGAGGCATAGTTCGGTAGAGTTAATAATTCAAACTTTATCCCTATGTTAACAATAAAAGCATCTTTTATGTCTAGAGCGTCTGTTAGCATCATATATTGAGATAGGTATGTTGTTAGATTATTCTTAAGTAAAGTACTTGCAGGTGTTACTTTTCCGTCATTGTTATAAGATAGTACATACATAGAGAGTGCTAGAGGGTTTCTGTCTAATACACTCCTATTAGAGTTTTCTGTTAGTTCTCTTGTTACAAAAGTTTTTGCAACTGTTCCAAATTGAGGAGGTAGTGATGCTGCACGGACTGCGAAGTCTTGAAGAGTTACTGTTCTTTTCTGTTCTGAGAATGATCTTAAACTGTTTTGTCTTATTTCTTCTACAGTATCACCATCTTTCCCTCCAGAAGCTGCCTCTAAATTAGTACAGGTTATGTCTGCTAAAGATCCTGTATTAGTGGCAGTAGCTGTAGTTGTTAGTGTAGTTATAGATCCTGCAGGAACGTTTGATGATGTCCCTCCGCCTGTTAGGTACCTTATAGTGAGTGTGGTGTTGCTGGGTGCTTGTCCGTATGTTTTAGTAAATAAAAAGTTAGATGGGTCAAACGATTGGTCAAACTTGTTAATTGTATCAGCATCTCCAAACTTTTTAATGTATGTAGGATCGGGTAGAAATTCTTCATCTCTAGCTATAACTACTCCTGATCCGAATTGAATTTGTAAAACTCCTTTAGAAGTAAATCTACTAACAAATCTTCTAGGAACGCTCTGCAGCTTCATTATACTTGGTATAGATGATTTATCTGATGATGGGTTATTTTCTTCAATGAAAATAGTGTCTTGCCCTAAAAAGGGTACTTCGTACCATTTATTCCCATCGCTGTCTATTATATCTATTACTCTAACTATATCAGTATCGGTAATCTGTATAGTAGTAAACTTTTCTGCTGTAGAAAACTCTTTAGTAGTGCTTTTAATGTTACCTGAGTATGCTTTTACTTTTTTAGTAAGAGTGAATAGAGATGGATTACCATCGCTAATTTCAGATATTTGTATTTCTGTTGGACTTAAAGAGCTGCTAAATTTAAAGTCAACTGCAGAAGAATGTATAAATGTCTTATTTCCGTCTGTTGTAGATGTGCTTACTGAGTTGTCACTTAGTTTGGCTGCGTAGGTAAAGTCTGGTACATAGTTGGAGCCTGAGATTGTAGCTGGTATGATTTGACTAACATCTATTTCTACTTCAGATACATTAGATACTTTTGGTCTATACCCCATCATATACGCTAGGGAATATAAATTAGATGGGTTTTGAGCGTGTTGTAGAAATGATTCTTGAAGTTGTGTATCAGTGTAAAAAGATAGTACATCTCCTACGTAAGAGGCCATTTCAATAAACATAGCACCTGGGGATGATTCATTAAAATCATTGTAGGTGTCGGGAAAATAGTTTTTAGAGAATTCTACTAGTTGACTTTTAAAGTCACTAAATTCTCTATTAATGTACTTTATGTCTTTTTCTTCAGCCATTATTGTTCAATATTTATTACTACTTCATCTTCTATATTAGTTTGTTTAATAGAATAAGATAAGCTAAACTGTATTACATTACTATCAGGGTCACTAGAGGTATTAATCTGTGTAGGTTCAACTCTTGGAAAAAAAATTTTAAGTTCCTGTCTTATAGAAGAATCTAATAATCTTAAAGTGTCAGGAGTAATATTTTCAAATAGTAAATTTTTAACTCCAGAACCAAATGTTGGGTTAAGGAATCTTTCACCTTTAGCAGTTAGAAAAAAGTTTATTAAGTTTGTTTTTATTGCTTCTTTTGTTGTATAAGTAGAGGTAAATACAGAGTCGCTAGAAAAAGGGAGTTTAACTCCAACTGCTTTCCTAGGCTGTAAATCTAACGGATCTTTTACTTCTACTCTAAATGCCATTATTTATATCTTTTTTTTACTTTAGTTTACCTTTAGACATAGATGCGTCGTATACACTTTTAGCTTTACTAACAAAGTCTAACTTACTTATGTCTATTCCTGGCATGTTCCCTGCATTTTCTGTTAAGCCCATATTAGAGGCCATAGAGGAGGCAAAGTTAGGTTTATGTACACCGCCTGTTGCACCAGTTATGTTTTTAAAATCTTGACCAGTCATTTCAGATCTGGTTTTGTTAAGCATTTCGTCTAAGGTAGAGGATTTACCTGTAGACCAGACTTTTGGCTGACCTTTAGGTACTTCTTGCATCTTAGTTGGAGTAGAGGCGTGTTTAACCGCTTCATTCATTACATCCTGTAACTCCTCCTTTACTGCTGCTCTTACTTCTTCTCGTATTACTTTTCTTAATTGATCGAGTTTCATATATATAAATAGTTTAGTTATGGAAGTTGATTATCTATTCTGAATTTAATTTCATCTAATAGTATTTGAGTAGATGAGCTAAATGATTTTTGCCCCTTAAGAACTACAGTTCCGTCTTTATTTTTTGCTACTGCAAAGCGTCTTGGAGCTATTTGGGGTGATTCTGGGTCTATAATTATTTCTAGTTTATACACTGTGCCGTTTGGCCCTGTGTGAAAAAAATTAGGATTTTCTTCAATGGCATCTTCTGGGGGTGCTATGAAGGTGTCCAGTAGGTTTTTAAGGCGATCTTTTACTTCAATATTTAAGTCAGAGCCATCTATGTTGTTAAGTAGGCTGTTGAGTGTATTAATACTATCTAATTCCTGCTGGGCTAACTTTACCCATGGCCCTATTCCTGGTAGACCGTTTGTGGAGTCTCCGTTTTTTATCGAAATGTGATCCTTGGTACATGACCACTTACTTCCGAGATAGGATATAATATCATCTATATAATACTGTCTACCTATATAGTACTTCCCTTTATATCTTAAGTTAAAGTTATCATCTGTATTATCACCCAGTAACTTAGGCCCTAGAGTAGAAAATATGAATGTTTCATTTTCATTTAAAAGTCCTAGTGCTTCTAATTCCTGGAGAGTTACTGTATTACCTTCTAATTCTTTCTGTAAAGCGAGGTCAGCTTCACAAGATTTTAGTGCGTTGTCTGTTCTAGCTAAATTACGAGTTATACTTCCTAGTGTAATACTGGGTGTTTGTAGTATAACTTCTATACCTTCTATATCGTCGCTAATCTGTTTTATGAATTCCTTTACTAGGTGCATTATGTCAGCATAGTTGGTTGTAAGGTTTATTGGGAGTCCAAAACCTGGCGGGACGGCTTGAGGTATCGGCAGTGTTAAAATTAATTTTAGAGCTGCTTTTAGTCCTTTTACTGGGATTTTTAGTGCTTTAGGTAGCTTTCTAATTTTAGATAGTCTTCTATCTATACTTGAAAGTTTATTCTCTACGTTTTGTTTTTTTCTTCTTAACCTTCTAAGTGTATTTTCTGGAGGACAACCGTCTTTGTTAAGTTGGTTTGATACTTCAGTAGATATTTTTAGAGCGTGGGATACAACTTGTCCTTGCAATTTACCAACTAATTTAGCTATTGTTCCTGTTAATCCACTATCTGGTATATTTACGTATGGCATTATTCTGTATATACTTTTTTAGAGAGGTTCAATTTAAGTTTTTGACGAAGAACTTTTAATGAGGGGAAGATAGAAGCGGAGGTCGCTATTATTTTTACAATTGCTGCAGGAGGTGCTGGTGGAAGAGTGGCTAAGGTTTTAGTGAGAGTTTCCATTTGAGATAAAAAATCATCTAACCAGTCAATAGTTGTTTGCCCAAGTAGAACGGGTTCATCTTCTCGAAATCCTTTTTCTCCTAAATATATCCTCTTAGCATCTAAACCTATATACTTATCTGCATCAATTCCTATTTCCGATGCATTTATTCCAATCTGTTCTTTAGAAGACATTAAAATACTTTCTTCTTTAGAATTGAAAAATAAACGGCCTGCGTTTATAATAACCTGGTTACCTTTATATTGATCAGCTTCTTTTGGTGCTTCTTCTAGTGCTTTTCTTTTAGTGTTGGCTTGTTTTAATTCAAATTTGTGATCTGAGCTTAAATATATAGAGGATGGGTCTTCATTTATATCTTCTAATACTGTATCTAATCCATCTTTAGTCTCTATTTGACCATTTCTGATGATAGTGTAAGGTTTGCCATTATTAGAGGAGTCAATAATCTTATTAGATTCAAACTTAGTTCCTCCAAACCTTAGAGAGCTGCCGTGTCGGCTTTCAATTATAACGTCTCCAGGGAACATTTGAAGATTATTAATAGCACTTTGTTCTTCAAAATCTTTCCCAAAATTAGCATCTCCTTCACCGTCTTGAAAAGTATCTGGGTACCCGTTGTGATGAGTATGGTTCCAGATAGGTAGAATATCTATCCAGTATTTCTTAAGTGCACCCGAGGTTTCATCTCTATAGTCGGAAGAGGGTCCGGATATGATAAGTACTATTTCGTTTTTTACTGGGAGTCTTTTAAAGAAGGTAGTACCACACCAGGCAAATGATTTCTCAGCATCTTCATTATTATCTGCTGAAGTTGTAGCTGATATAAATTCTACCCCGTAAAGTGCTTGACTTTTGCCATTTTCATTATATAAAGGATGGAAAGCATCTACCACTACATCGGTGACTCTACCGTAACTAATAGGAGCACCTAGCTGCTTAGATGAGGCGCTTGCTTGACTACTCCTTGAGGTAGAAAGTCTAGAGCCTAGGTTATAGTTTATTGCCATCTTTATCCTCTATTTGCTCTTCATTAGTTGACTCGATCTCTTTATCTAATTGTTCTTGCTCTTCTAATAGGTCTTGTAGATCTGAGAAGTCAAATTCACCTCCATCGGCTTTAGCTACTGCTGTCTCTATGCGTTGTATTACCGTCGCTAGTTTAATTAAATGCTCGTCATTCTTTACTCCTATCTCCATATACTCTTTTATCATAGGGACGATAAGAGTAGCATCCCCGATGTTCTCAATTAAAGGTTTAAGTTCACCTATAAGGGCTTTTACTTGTCCTTTTGTTTCTTTCGAGTTGTCGTAGATTTCCCCGAAAAGATCAGAAAGTGTCTTACCTGAAAATATTTCTTTGTCTAAACTCATAATTATAGTTTATTATAAATAGACTAAAGGTATTTATTGGTTAAGTACCCGTTGTCGTAGTAGAATTGGTACTTTATTCTAAAGCTTTCTTTCAGCTTAGTTACTACCCTGGTTAGCTGTGGGGTTTCACAGTCAGTCATTTCTCTTATGTAGATATAAAGAGCTTTCTTTTTAAAAATTTCTAAGTCGTGTCTTGTTTTAAATATAGTCAGAGTAGCATCTGCTATCTTTTTTTCAGACTCTTTTGGAAATGTTTCATCTAATACTTCATAAACTTCTTCGACCCAGTTATCTATAAACTTACTTAGCGGCATTCCTGAGGCATTATCTAAGTTTAGGGAGTCTTCATAAGACTCTTCTATATCGTCAAATGACCCTATCTGTTTAAGCTTTTTATAGTTTTTATTATTGTAGTTTATCAACCAGCGCTTAACTATTGTGCCGAAGTAAGAGTATGCTTTTGCTCCATTAGTTGGGTCAAACTTCATAATCTTTTCTTCTAGTAGTACAGATACTAATTCATGTTTAAGATCTTCTATTTGTTCTACATCTGTGTAGTAGAACTTAAAAGTATGTATTATGTTCTCTGCTAGTTTATAAAATGGGATGTAAATATGATCAGTAAATATTTTATTTCTATACTCCTGATCTGTGGAGGTATTATATCTGACTATATATTCTTCTGTCTCTTTTGTAAAGTAATTAGCTTTCGCTCTCTTTCTTGCCATAATTATTGGGGAGCATATATCGGTTCAGCTCATCTTGTACGTATTTCATTTGTTCAAAAAAATAACCGACCTCATCATCTGCTTGAAAAACCCCTTTTTCATCTAGACTTTTTAGGTGCTTTTGACCTTCTCCTACTGCTGTTGATATGTTCTGTAAGTATTGTGTCTGGTCATTCACAACATCTTCATATTTTTCTACCTTCCTAAGTAGGTTATTAGTAATATAAACTAATAAAATTAAAAAGGCAACTAAAATACCAGTTATTATAAAAAAAAGTGTAGAGTTTAATTCCATTATAGATTTTTTAACATTTTAGAAAGCCCTTCTGAGGATTTGACTGGTCTGCCTGTAGTAGACTTTGTAGGTTTAACTTTAGGAGTTGATGTTCCTCCCTCTCTCTTCCACATATCATATTCAACTTTAGATGCTAAGAAGTCTGCACTATGTAAGACTGAAACTATAGAAGTTTTTTGTCTAGAGGATTCAACATGACTAAAAAAGTATGCTTCATTTGCTTTATCAAATACACCATCATGACATCTTATACCTAAAAACTCTTTCTGAGAGACTTTAATACCGAATTTCTGTAAAATAAATAAGGATCTGTCTGGTATAAGCATAAAATCTAAGTCTGAGTTGAATGTATACATCTCCGAGAGCTTATCTTGACGCCATTTATCAGTCTGAGGTATATAATTGGGTTTATCACCATCCCCTATTTTGCCTAAATCGTGGAACAATGCGGCAAATACTAGTTCTTCTTCGGTGTAATCAATCGTTCCACCCATTTCTTCGTATAACCTCGACTGCTTTACCGCATATTGAACCACTCTATTAACATGATCTACATACCCACCTGCGAAAGCATTGTGGTACCAAGTCTTTCCGCTTGCAGGAGCCATAACATATGTTTCTTCCATATGAGTAAGCATTGATAGTACGCCCTGCTTACGGTCCCCTAAGTAAGTGTCAACTATCTTAAGATGTTTATCATAATTGGATTGAATCTTTTCTGCCGATAATGCCATAGATTAATTTATTAATTAGTATTGATAGTATTAGTATTAGTATAATGGTTATATATATATTTATATACCTATATATTATAGTATTTATATA